CCATAGCAGGCCCGGCGTGCCACCTTGCCGGGCCTGCGCCCGTTACCAGATGGCCCGGTACCAGAGCCGTTCGGTTAGGTGCGTGCAGTCGTCGTCGGCGCAGGCTGGGCAGCCGGCGACACGGCCGCAGGCCGAGCAGATCCCGTCAGCTTCGAGCGAGGCGCCGTCCTCGCAGACCGGGCAGGCCTCGACCTCGTGCTCGTCGGTCACGTACGGCGCCAGTGTTCGAGCAGTCGGTCGGCGTGCGGCGTCGGCCCGTACCACGGCGCCCAGGCCGGCGGTAGCAGCCCTCGCTCGACGCGGCGCCGCATGAGCGCGGCCGGCGACGGGTGCAGCTCTAGCGGTCGCGTTCCTCGTGGAAGATCCAGCCGGCGCAGAAGGCGGCTATGGCTAGCCCGAGCACGAGCACGAGCACGAGTACGGCGAGCTGCACGGCTGCCAGTCATAGCGCGCGCAGTCTGATTAGCGTCGTAGGCCGGGCCGGGTGCCAGTCGCGGTCGAGGTACCAGCCGGCCCGCTTGTAGCAGTAGCCAGGATGGGCAGACCGTACGGCTGCGGTATCGACGTAGGTAAGCCAGCCGGCGGGCGGCGCGTCGCCCCACAGCTGCGCGGTCGCGGCCATCGCTTCGAGTATCAGGTCGGACGAGCGGCCGGCGCCTTCGTTTCGGAACATGGTGCAGCGCCAGGCGTCGACGCCGTCGAGCGCGAGGTCGGCGCGCGGGTAGTGCGTCACCCAGGCGGCCCGTTCGCATGCGGTAACGAATACGAGCAGCCGGCCGGGCGGGCCGACGTTTCGGGCGCCGATGGTCTGCCGGCTGTAGTGACGGTCGTATAGCGCGCAGGCGGCGAGGTCGCCGCGCGTGCGGCGCTGCCATACGGCCGACGTTTCGAGGCCGGGCAGCACGAGCGCCGTCATAGCGCCCGCAGTACGGCCGTGCGGTACTGCCGCATGATGTCGCCGCCTTTGCTCGTCGCGTGCGGTATACGTACGAGCGCGGTCTGGCCCGATGGTGAGAGGCGGGTAACGATGCCGCGCCGGCCGCCGGGTAGCCGTACCCGCGCGCCGACGCCGATAGCTGCCGTGCTCATAGCCGTGTCTCGTACCGGGCGAGCCCGGTGCGGTAGCGGGCGGCGTTCGTTCGTTCGGCGCCTCTGCGGGCATTACAGGCCCGGCACGAGGCCCGCAGGTTCGAGGCCGCCCAGACGTCGCCGCCGTCGGCGCGGGCGACGATATGGTCGACCTCTGTAGCGACGCGGGTACACGTCGGGCCTTGTATCTGACAGAGGTTGCGATCGCGGGCGAGCACGTAGTCGCATAGGTCGCGGTAGCCGCGCGTTCGAGGTAGCGGCCGGCCGGGCATTACTGCGCCGCCTCGAATAATGCGGTCTGGTCGTAGCGGGCCGATCGGCCGACGGTGCCGCTACCTGGGAATAGGTCGACCAGCTCGTCGCCGTCGGTGTAGTCGAGCAGGTCGAGCAGCCAGCGTACGAACGCGTGCGGTTTCGCGCCGCCGCCCTTGCCGGCGACCTCAGACCAGCCATAGCCGGGCGACGATACGAGCGCGTCCCATACGGTCGACCGTTCGCCGGGTTGTAGGCCGCGACGGTCGGTTACGAATAGGACGGGCTCCCAGCAGTACCGCACGCGCGCCCAGCCGTTCGAGGCCCAGGTTTTCACCCAGGCGGCGCAGCGGGCCTCTGGGCATAGGTTCCAGACGTCGCGCAGCGCCGACGCGGAGGTCGAGAGCGCCCAGCCGTCGTAGGTGCGTAGCTGCTCGACGAGCGCGGGCAGGTCGACCTCGCGCCCGCCGGCGTACCGGGCGGCCTGCCCAGGGTACGGCGGGTCGGCGTAGGCGAGGCGCCTAGTTGCGTCGGGCATCGCTGCGATACTCGCGAATGGCACGGTGCGCGGTGAGTTGCGCGGCCAGATAGGCGGCGTCGAGGTCGGCGTCGACGCCGACGTCGGCGACTACCTGTACGTGCGAGCGGCCGAGCACGTCGTCGACGAGCTGCGCGAGGCGTAACGCTTCGGCCTCGTTCACGGCATGCCAGGCGTCATGTACGAGGCGGTGGAATACGACGGCGCCGCAGTCGCGGCACTCATGCACGGTCGCGCCCTTGCTCAGTACGAGCAGCACGTAGCGGTCGGCGCTCATGGTCGGCCGCTTTCTCGTAGGGCAGCGCGGGCGGCGGCGAGGCCGGCATGCGCGCGGGCTCGTTCGTCGTCGTCGAGCGGCCGAGCATCCGAGCGCCATTCCTCGCCCGCGTCTGCGTTACGCGCGTTACGCGTAACGGCGTTACGCGTAACGTCACGCGTTACGTCACGCGTAACGGGGTCGGGCAGTAACACTCTCTCAGCCCTGTCAGGGCTGAGAGTGTTACTACCCCCGAAAATTGGCAGAATTTCGGCGTCGACCGTAACGCTTTCGTTACGGTCGTTACGCGTCACGGCGTTACGCGGCGTTACGCCTTGCGTTACGCGCCGCGTAACGCTTTCGGCGCCCTCGTCGTCGTCGTCGGCGGGTCGAGGTCGCCGGCCGACGGTACCGCGCGCCGCTTTCTGCCGCTGCCGGTACCGGGCCTGCCGGCGCGCCGCCGACGAGCGCGCGCCGGGCGGGCCGTCGTCGCCGGGCTCGACGCGTACGAGCACGGCGTCGCCGAATTCCCAGCTCTCGAAATCGGCGTCGGCGAGCTGCTCGAACAGCTTTACGAGGTCGGCGACGTCGTCGTCGGTGTAGATCAGTACGAACGGCATTAGCCCTCCAGCCGCCCGAGCAGTAGCGCCGGCGATACCAGGCGCAGGTATTTCGCGAGGTCGACGCCGCCGTAAATCAGCGCGAGCGGCCATTCGCCATCCCAGAGAATCAGCGCGCCGCTGCCGTCGAGACTGCGCCGGTACTCCCAGGGTCCGGCCGGTATCTCGACGGCGAGGTCGAGCAGCCGCGGCGGCGGCACGAGCGGCCAGGCGGGCGCGGTCACGGCCGGCCGTCCTCGTCGCGCTCGCGCTGCTCGTAGATCCGTTCGAGCGCGTCGAGTACGCGGTTCGCGACGTCGTCGGTTTCGGCCCGGTCGAGGCGGCCGGCAACGTAGCCGGCGACCATGCCGAGCGCGACGAGCACGAGCACGAGCAGCGTCATAGCGGCGGCTCGTCGTCGAGCGGTAGCGGCACGTCGGCGGCGGGCGGCGCGACGGGCGCGGTCGGGCCGGGCTGCTCGACGTCGTCGTCGTCGGGCGCCTCGCCGGCGGGCGCCTCGACGTCGTCGACGGGCTCGCCGAGCTGCTCGAGCGCCTCGATTATGCGGTCGGCCTCGCCGCTCGTGAGGTCGTTCGAGCTGCCGACCGTGCGGCCGATCCAGTCGGCCGAGAGGCGTAGCCGCTGCGCGCGTTGATCTTCGCTACGGCCGCCCATACCGACCTTGCTAAACAGCGCCATCATGCGGCGCCGCTGCGCCGGCGTTATCAGCGTCTGCTCGCGCGCGACGGGCTCGACCTCGACGACGGGCTCGACGACGGGCTCGACGTCGACCTCGCCGGGTAGCGGCGGGCGCGGGCGCGGCGCCGGCTGCGGTAGCGGCGGCACGAGCGCCGGCGCAGGTGCGCGCTTCGGCGTTCGAGCCCGGCGCCGGCCGACGGCGGGGGTCGCGGCCGGGCCGGGCTCGACGTCGCGGCCGAGGCCGACGAGCTGCGGGTCGAATTCGTCGAGTTCCTCGATAGCGGCGAGGCCGCCGACGACGTCGGCGAATGCGGCGCGTACCAGCTCAGCCGACGCGCGGGCCGTAAGCATCGCGCGCGGGTAGCCGCGCCAATTCGGTTTCCCGTCGAGCTTCGCCCGGCGTGCGTCGTCCATTGTCCATGTAATGCGCGTGACCTCGTCGGCGCCGTGCCGGCGGCCGGCCCAGGTCGCGCGCGTGTTCGTCGCCTCGTCGAGCCATAGGCCGTGTCCTGCGGCGTATACGAGGCCGCGCTGCGTCTGCGCGGCGACGAACGGGCGGCCGTCGATCACGGCGATAGTCGCGAGCGACTGCATAGGGCCGACGCCGATTTCGTCGCCGTACAGGATCGCGGCGGCTATCGCGGCCGGCTTATTGCGCAGCGCGGCCGGTACGAATTCGGTTCCGGCTATCGCTTTCGCTAGCTCGACGGCGGGCGCCATCAGCTCGACCCAGGATCGCGTTACCGGCTCGACGCGCGAGATCGCGAGCGTCACGAGGCGCCCGCCTGGTACGGATGGTCGGCGAGCGTGCTCGCCCAGAGGTACGCGGCCAGCTCGTTATAGGTCGCGATCCGTTGTTGCACGAGCAGCACGGCGTCGGCCGGTAGGTGCGTCGCGCAGTAGTCGACCTCTGGCAGCCACGGGCTCGCGCCGTTCGTACATTGCTCGCCCGGTATGCCCTCGACGTAGCGCCGTACGTGCTGCTCGCCGTCGTATCGCCATAACCAGCGGCCCGGCGACGGGTTCGTAATCGCGATGCAGCGGCGCCGTTCGGTCGGCGGCCGGCCCGCGTGTATTTGCTGCGGCGCGTGCGCGTGAACGCTCACGCGCTCGCCGCCGCGTACGGTGCCGGCAGCGCCTCGCTTACGAAATCCTCGCGCGGGCGGGCGCGCCAGTCGGCGACGGCCTTCACGTACAGGAACGCCCGAAACGTCGCGTCTGATATGTCGACCTCGTGTACGTCGTAGCCGTCGGATCTCAGCCATACGCCGGCGGCGTGCGCGACGTGCGGCATCGGTACCTCGTAGCCGGCCCGTTCGTCGAGCAGCGTTTCGGCGTGCGCGTACGCGCAGAGCTGTAACGCGACCTCCGGCCAGATTCCCGAGGCGCCGGTTTTCCAGTCGAATAACCAGACGTCGTCGCCGACGTGCGCGAGCAGGTCGACCGTGCCGGCGTATTTCTCGCCCCAGGCGTTCGAGCCGCGGTTAAATACGGGCGCCTCGACGTGCAGCTCGACTACGTGCCAGTCGGTCAGGAACGCGAGCGCAGCGTCGACGACGTCGGCGACCTCGTCGGGCACGTCGACCTCGTCGCCGTTAAGTAGCGCAGCGGCGTAGCCGTGTACGGCCGTCCCGCGCGCGCTGCCTTTACGCCATTCGGCGGCGGCGCCTTTGTCGATCGCGCTCGCTCGTTTCCCGATCGGCGTCGCGTCGAGGTCGGCCCAATTGGTGACGGCGTACGCGGCGGTCTGCGTTCGAGCCGCGTTCGGTAGGCCCGGTTTCGGGCAGCCTTCGCCGATGAGCGTCGTAACGCCGCGTACGGGCTCGCCGTCGAGCACGTACGAATGGCCCGCGCCGCGCGCGATCCGACGCGTCGCGCCCGCCATTTACGCCCCCCCCCCCCCCGTAGCCTTGCGGGCGCGGGTACGAGGTCGAGCGACGGCCTTACGCGGCGGCGCCTGCGTCGTACGTAACGATTCGACATAGGCGTCGAGCGACGCGGTCGGTATCAGTCGCCGGCTCGTCGGCCCGTTCACGCGTACCCATTCGAGGCGGCCGTCGGCGAGCATGTATTCGACCGTTCGGCGGCTCACGCTCAGCGCGGCGGCGGCGTCGTCGATTCGTAGCAGGCGGGCCTCGACGTCGCCGGCGGGTCGGCCTCGTCGTTTCGGTGCGGCCATAGCGGTCCCCCGTACCTGTATCTGCCAGCCCGGCCGGCCGAACGTACGCCTGCGCGCCCGATCGCACAAGGGCCGCGCCGCCGGAGTTGTACGCGTTCTGTACGCGCGCAGGACTGCGCAGGCGTACGCATAGCGGGTGCAGTCGAGCGGCCGACCTGCACTAATGCGCAGACGTGCGCACGGATGCGACGGCGGAATGGTCTGCAAAACCTTTCACGCGGGTTCGATTCCCGCCGCCGCCTCGACGCATAAACGCAGGTCAGAGCGCCGGGCGGCCGTCGGGCCCGCGCAGGTCGAGCCGTAGTTGTACGCGATCTGTACGCGCGAGATTATTTTCGGCGAGGTCGGCGGGCCTGCTCGTCGGGTGCGCGTCCGCAGCCGGTACCGCCGGCCTCGATACGAACGGGTGCGCGTGCTCGACGCCGGCGCAGCCCGAGCAGCCCCAGCGTGCGACGTGCGGCCCGGTCGAGATCCAGCCGCCGACGAGCGCCGGCCGGCCGCAGCGGCATACCGGCAGCGCGCGCCGCACTAGCGCGCGCGCCGCTTTCGGTCGAGGTCGAGCACGTCGGCGTCGGCGACGTCGCGCCGCTCGTACGCCTGGTCGAGCGCGGCGGCGGCGCGGTCGAGGTTCCCAGGGAATAGGTGCCGGTACGTCGCGACGGGCTGCGCGTGGCCGAGCTGCGCCATTACCTCCAGCTCAGTGAGGCCGGCCGCGGCGAGCAGCGCCGCGCACGTATGCCGCAGCGAATGGAACACGGTCGCGGCGGGCAGGCCGGCACGCGCGACGGCGGGCAGGTAATGGTCGCCGTAAAAGTGTCCGTGTCGCATCATGCCGCCGCGCGGCGCCGCGAATACCAGCGCGTCGGCGTCGAGGCCGGCGACGTGCTCGACGAGCGGGTCGACCAGATGCGCGGGCAGCGCGACCGTGCGGCGCCGTTTCGATTTCGGCGGGCCGACCGTCAGCTTTCCCGACGTCGTCGTCGCCGATTCGACGACGTGTACGCGGCGACGTAGCAGGTCGACGTTCCGTACGCGCAGCGCCCATAGCTCGCCGGCCCGTAGGCCCGTATACGCGGCGAAACGTACGGCGAGCGCGAGCTGCGGGTACGTCGGCGCGCGGTGTTCGCCGTGCCGCTTGATCGGCGGCGCCTCGATCGCGTCGGCGAGCTGCTCGACCTGCGCCGCGGTCAGGAATACCTGCTCGACCTCGACGGCCTTCCCGATCTTCGCGCCGCGTGCCGGGTTCACGCGGATCGCGCCGGCGTCGGCGGCGAGGCCGAGCACGCCCGATAGGACCGTGCGCGCGTTGTGGACGGTGCCGCGCGCGTAGCCGGCGTCGCGCAGGCCCGAGAGGAACGTACGAACGGTCGCCTGGTCAATCGACGCGATAGGCAGCGCACCGAGCGCCGGCCGTATCTGCGACGCGAGCGCCGAACGGTACCGTTCGCGCGTCTGCGGTTCGAGCGCACCGAGGGTACGCAGGTATTCGTCGGCCCAGCCGTCGAGGTCGCGGCGGCCTTTCGCCGGGTCGACCCAGTCGCCGCGGCTGCGGTCGGCCGTCGAGCCGGCGAGATACGTGCGCGCCTGCGCGAGCGTCGTACAGGTACGGCCTCTGCTCGTGCCGTCAGGCGCCCGGTACCGCACGAGGTACACGTAGGCGTCACGGCGGGCGCTCCAGCGCGGCGTAATGCCGGGCGGCGTCTGCGGGCGCTTAGGCTTGCTCATCTGGTCGGCCTCTCACTAGGTCGGCTACCGGCCCGTCGGTACCGCTACCGGCGGGCCGGGCTCATTCTCGCGCAGCCCGCTCGCGGTTTCCTGTGAAACGGCCGAGCACGCCTACCGGCCGTGCCGGCGGCCGTACGCGTAGGCCACGAGGCCGACGAGCGCGACGGCCAGGCCGACCAGTAGCAGCGTCTGCGCGACGGCGTCGAGCACGCCTAGCGGCGGTAGCCGGCCAGGAATGATACGAGCGCGACGAGCGCCAGTACGCATACGGCGACCATTACGACGCCGGCTTGTAGGTGGCTCATGGTTCCTCGCTTTCGTTAGCCGCCCGGTAGCTCGCCCTCGTCGCGCGTCGTATCCGTATCGGCCGAGATCTCGCCGTGCTCGCCGTTACGGGCGCGCTCATGCGCCTCGCCGGCCTTGTAGCCGAGATAGCCGCCGAGCGCGCCGACGATGCCGGCGAATGCCGCGGTAAGTACCTGCGTCGCGTTGTCGCTCAGAGGTTCGGAATGCTGCACGGCGTTGATCGCGACGGCGAGGCAGATAATGACGATGCCGGCGGCGAGGCCGAACGCGAGCACGAGCGCGACCCATTCCCGGCCTCGCACGGTCAGCCGTGTACGACGCCGAAATACTCCGCGCCCGTTACCGACGTCACGCACACGCGCTTACGTGTACCGCCCTCAGTGTCGAACGGCGAGCCGTCGCGCTCATGGTCGAGCACGCACCAGCTCATAACCTTCGCGCTGCCAGGAATGTTCGAGTAGTGCGGGTCGGCGTCGCCGTGCAGCGTGCTATCGCCGTCGCCGCCTTCCCAGGTGACCTCTGCGCCGTAGTACGACCAGAGGCGCCGCGCGGCGGCGTCGAGCCATAGGTACGGCTGCTCGTTCCCGCGCGCGTCGGTCGAGCGCGTGAGCATGATTGTCTCAGGCATTTCGAGTACCTCGCTTTCGTCGGGCGGCGGCGTCGGCGCGGGCGCGCGGTCGGCGCGGCATGCGGCGACGACGTCGGCCCAGCGTTCGATTACGTAATCGCCAGGGCATGCGGTCGCGCTACCGGGCGAGTCTCGATGCGCGCGCACGAGCGGCGCCGCGGTTACCTCGCCGCGCTCGTACGCGTCGAGGTACGCGGCGTGTAACAGCTCGATATCTTCGTCGCGTAGTCGCGTGCCGGTGTGGTGGTCGCCGCTAAAGCACGGCGTCCAGTCCTCGCCGTTGTAATTCATGGTCGCGTAGTTGTCGGCCGGCGCGCGCCAACGCTCGAACAGTGAGGCGCCCAGGCCCGCGCAGTAGCCGCCCTCGAAGAAACGGCCGACGTCGTCGGACGGCGCGCCGCCGTTCGCGAGCGAGCCCTCATGGTGAATTGTGACGAGGTCGACGGGCGCCATTATTCGCCGTCGTCGGTAACGACGGGCTCGACGGCCTCGACGTCGGCCGGGCCGCGCTCGTCGGCGGGCTGCGCGCCCTCGTAAACCTCGCCGGCCTCGCCGCCGTCGTCGGCCTGCTCGTTCGGTTCGTTCGGTGTAGCCATCGTTACCTCGCTTAGTTCGGGCCGATATCCTCGACCGTGATTTCGTTATTCGGGCCGCCCAAAATTGTGATATTTCCGGTACCGGCGGCGTCGCGTACGACGCGCGCCTTGCGGGTAGTGACGGCGAGCGCGCTACCGAGCGCCGTTCCCATCGTTTCCCACGTCGCGACCGTGTACGCGCCGGCCGTCGTCATTACGACGCGGCGCAGCTCCAGCATTGTGTTCGCGGCGTCGGTGATCTTGATTTGTGCGACGTCGTTCAGCACGCTCGACGACGCCGAAACCTTTACCGACGTGCGGTACCGGCGGCCCGGTATCGGCGTCCACGTAATCGACAGGCCCGCTATGTCAGTCTCGACGGTCGTTAGCGGGCCGGTAGTGAGACTGTTTCGCACGTAGCCGATCAGGCCCCAGCTCGCACCCCAGGGTTGGTCGAGGCGGCGCGGCCGTACGTCGAGAATGTTCGGCGCGGTCACGGTCACGCTCGCGCCCGGCACGTACACCTGCGCGACGGCGACGGCGCCCGCCGGTACCGCCGGCGGCGACGGGCTCGCGCTCGCGCTGCCGGCCACGGCCGTAAACAGCCAGTCGTTATTCGCGCCGCCGTCGAGATCCTGCCCGCGCGACTGCGCGACGACGAGGTCGTACCGATTCTGCCCCGACGCCGGCGCCGCGCCGAGCGTTACCTGCTCGACCGCATCCGACGAACATAGAACGCTGCCGGTACCGTTCGCGGCGGGTATCGCAGCCTGCCCCGGCGCGATGTTCACGGTCATCGCCGACGCCGGCGTTACGGCCATCCCGGTTACGGCGACCGTCGGCCAGAGCGCGCCGAGCAGCCGACGGTCGACGCCGGCCGGGTAAGCCGCGGCCTGTATCCACTGGGGCGCGTACCTAGTCACGTCGTTCTCACTTTCGGTTTAACGCGTCGAGCGTACGTCGAGTGTCTCGGAAGATCGCGCCTAACGTCGTCGGCGCCCGCCCGACGGTCAGGCCGATATCTTCCTCGCCGTCGTCGCCGACGTCGTACGAGATCCCGATTATGCGCAGGTCTTCGCGCACGTCGAGGCGGCCCGACTGTACGACGAGGCCGACGACGTCGCCCAGGTTCGGCGAGCCGTAACGGTACGAGCCGGGCCGCATCCCGAGCGTGTACGACGGCGTTAGGGCGCCTTCGAGCGCGAGCAGGCCGGCCGTCTGCTCGTTAAGCGTGCTCTGGTCGGATACGTCGGGCGCGCTCAGCACGTCGACCCAGAGGCCGCCGGGCGGCCCGTACGCCGTCGCGTTCGCCTGGTCGGCGTAACGCTGCGGCGCGAGCGGGTCGGACGACGCCTTGTTACCTATCGCCCATACGCGGTTCGCGTAGTCGGCGCTCGATACCGTGCGCGTCAGGTTCGCGACGTTGCCGCCATATACGAGCAGCACGTCGGAACGTACGACGCCGCGCGACGGGTAGAACACGCGTAACGCGTCGACGTTCTGCGGTATCGGCCCGGCCGTCGGGCTCGTGAGGCCCGGCGCGATTTCCGGCGCCGGCAGCACGTCGTAGTCGTAGCCGTTCGCGACGTGCGCGAGGTCGTCGACGAGCGCCGATATCTGCGCGCCCGGCTGATACACGCGGTCGCGCAGCCGGCCCGAGATCGCGCGCGTGAGGCCGGCCGGGTTCACCATAAGTACGAACAGCGGCAGCCACGAGCCGGGCAGGAACGATACGCCCGGCACGGTCTGCGCGTTCACGCCGTAATCGCGTACGAGCCGTTCTACGAGCGAGTCCTGGTCGAGCTGCGTTACCGAAAGCGCGGCCGTGCCGGTCAGTAGCCGCCGCTCGAGCATCGCGAGGTAATCATGCGCGCCGAACGTCACGACGTGCGACTGCTCGCTTAGTTGATCTTCGGAATGATCGACGACGAAACGGCCGACGCAGACGTCGCGGCCGGCCCAGTCATCCCAGCGCCAGGCCATAACGTCGACCTGTAGCTCGCGAATCATGCTCGCGATCGGGTCGCGCCCGTCGACCGTAAACGTCAGCGTCGCGCCTTTATTCAGCTCGACCTCGATACGCCGGCTGCGGGCCTGCGTCAGTACCGCTAACAGTGTCGACTGCCACGGCGAGCCGGCGCTGCCGTAGCCGCCGCCGACGAACACGCGCGTATGTAGCGTGAGGCGCCATCGGCCGCGCCCGGCCGGCAGCGGAAACGGCGCGGCGTCGTCGAGACTGCCGGCGAGCGGCACGAGCGCAGCCGTCACGAGAGGTAGCCGTCCTGCCAGGTCGCGACAGCCTGCGTCGCGCTCGTCGTCGAGCTGCCTACGAGCGTGAGCTGTACGGCCGTGCGCGGCGGTATCTGCGGCCAGCCGTTCGCGCTGATTTCGAGCCAGTCGAGCGACGCGAGCACACTGTTATTCGGGCTCGCGTTCAGGTACGCGGTACGCGCGTCGCAGTCGACCTCGACGAACGAGCCGGCCGGTATCACGTACGACGGTACGAAACCGACCGAGCCGGCCGCTACCGCGTTCGCGCCGATCCCGAATTGCGCGCTGCCGCCGGTTATCGGCCCGTACACGCGCACGAGCGGCAGTACCGGCACGTCGCCGGGCGAATAGATCGCGGCGGGCGCCGGCGCCGAGCTGCCGGCCGGGTACACGCGGTCGAAACCGAGGTCGTACGAGCGGCCCTGTACGCCGCCGCTCGCGCCCGCCCAGCACGTCGCCGACTGGCCCGCCGGGTCGCGCGCGACAGGGTCGGCGGCGACGAACGCGAGCTGCACGTCGCGCTGATACGCGTCGTCGACTGCGAACGCGTACGCCGACGCCCGTACGACGAGGGTACGTTCGGGCAGGCCCGGCCGATCGAGCACGTAATGGAGTGTCGGCCGTACGGCCGGCGTCATGTACGGCCCGAACATGGTCGCGACCTGGTCGAGGATCGCGCCGGCGCCGGCGAGCGCCGATATCGCGACCGATACCGCACGCCCGCCGAATAGCTGCGTTCGGTCGTCGAGGCCGTGTCGGTCTGGTCGGCCGTTCGTTACCTCGCGCACGTCGGGCGAGCCGAGGTCGAGCGACGTTACGAAATAGCCGGCGTTCTCATCATGGAGCTGCGTTACGAGGCCGTCGAGGTCGAGCCAAGCGCGCCGTACACAAGCCACGGTCAGATCCTTTCGCGCTGCACGGCCCAGGCGGCGCGCCGCAGGAACGTATCGACGTCGAGCGATTCGCGTACGGTCAGGTTCTCGATCCAGACCGACGGCGCCGTACTCCCGGCCGCGCTCGTCGGCTGCACGGTCGCGCCGTACGACGGCGTCGGTATCTTCGGTACGACCGTTTCGCCGGCGTGCAGATAGGCGAGGCCCTCGTGCGTTATGTAGCCGCCGGTAGCGAGGCCCGGTATCACGCTCGCGCCGGGAATATGCGACAGCGCGCCTTTCAGGCCGCTACCGATACTGCCGAGCGCGCCAGCGATACGGCCCGGTATCCCGGTAATAAAATTGACGATCGAATCGGCGAGGCGCTGAATTGTGTTCGCCGCATTCTGGAACGGCGTCGCGAGTATCGACTGCACGCGGCCGAACACGTCGGCGATACGGCCCGGTAGGCCGCGTATCCAGTCGTACACGGCGCCGAACGCCGTACGGATCGCGTCGGCGGCGCGGCGGAACGGCGACGTAAGCCATTCGTACACCTGGCCGAACGCGGTACGTATCCAGTCCCAGACCGCGCGAATCGCGCCCTTGATCGTGTCCCAGTTACGAACGATGAGCAGCACGGCCGCGCCGATAGGCCCGGTCAGGATCGCGAGCAGTAGCGGCCAGTTATGCCGAATCCAGTCGTACGCGGCAGCTATGCCGGCCTTGATCTTGTCCCAGTTACGAACGATCAGCGCGACGGCGATACCGATAGGCCCGAGCAGGATCGCGAGCAGCAGCGGCCAGTTACGTTTGATCCAGTCCCAGACGAACGTTACGGCGGCGTGCATTCCTTTCCAGATGGTTTTCCAGTTTCGGTAGATCACGTAGCCGGCGAGCACGAGCGCCGCTATCGCGCCGATCACGAGCAGGATCGGCCCGAGCATCGCCCAGCTTGACACGGCCGCCGAATCTTCGGCGACGGCCATACCTTCGGTCGCGGCCGTGCTCGCAACCTGCGCCGACTTAAACAGGCCGAGTATCGCCTGCGTCGCCGTCATCGCGCCGCCCAGCCCGGCGAGCGCAGTACCGCCGACCGTTAACGCCGGGCCGAATTTCTCGCCGAATTGTGCGGCGGCATCTTCGAGGCCGGCGCCCATCGCCTTTAGTTTCCCGGTGAACGTATCGGCCGCCTTCTCGGCCTGCCCATGTACCGCCTTCGCGAGCTGCGCCATATTGTCGGCGGTACCGCGCGCCGCTTTCGCGTTCGCTTCCTGCGCGGCGCTCAGCTTGACGTGCGCGGCGCGCGCCTTCGCGTCGGCGTCGGCGACCGCGACCATCTTGTCGCGCAGATGTTGTTGATCGGCGATGGTGTGCTTCGATTTCGAGTTATAGATTTCGAGGTAGTCGGCGAGCGACTGCTTCGCTTTCTTCGCGTGCTCGTCGGCGGCGCTCGCGCCTTTCGTCGCGGCCTGTACCGCCTTCATCGCGGCCGCAACTTTCGGCGCCGCGGTAATCCCGAATTCCTTAAAGATCTTGCCGGCGCCGTTGTACGCGCGGCCCATCTGCGTCGCCGCCGTCGTCAAATCCTCGTGCTTCGCGGCGGCGAGGTCGGTCGCGGTACCGAGTAGTTGCAGCGCCTTCTCCGGCGATTTCGTCGCCTGCGTCAGTATGCGCAGCGCGTCGTTCGTAGTGTGCGTCGTAATGCCGAAACGCTCGTTATGTTTCCCGGCGGCCTCGATGCGTTTCCCGTAGTCGTCGTACGACTTGCCGGTATTCTCAATCGCCTGTTTTAGCTGCTCGTGCGACGCTTTCTCTTTGCTGCCGAGCGCGCTCAGCGCGACGCCGACGCCGGCCATAGTGCCGCCGACGCCCATCATTACCGTTCCCATCTTGCGGCCGTGCTCGCTTACCTGGCCGAGCGCCTGGTCGACGCCGGCGAGCGCCTCTGAGAACGGGCCGAGCACGCCCGATTGATTCAGCGCGCCGAGCGTCCCGCTAAAGGCGCTGCGTAGCTTCCCGGCCGCGCCGGCGCCTTTCGTCGCTGCGCCGTCGACGGCGCCCGAGAGGCCTTTCAGGTCGCCGAGAACGCGTACGACTACCGACGGCCCGCTAGCCATTACCGGCGCGCCTTGCTCGCCTTCTCGATCTCGCGTGCTTCGCGCTCCATGAAACGAACGAACGCCGTGTACGTTTCGTCGTCGAGCGCGTCGACCTCATCCGGCGTTAGTCGCCAGTACCGGCAGAAGGCGGCGAGGTTGTCGAACCAGCGTCGCCTAAAGGGTCGACGGGCGCCGGCGCGACGAAATCGACGGGCACGAGCGCGGCCCGTTCCCATAGCTCGCTCGCGTCGGGCAAGTGGCCGAGCCGCGCGTGCCGGCGGTGCAGCTCCGCGAATGCCATTACCTGCACGCGGTTCGCCTCGTCGTCGTCGTCGGCCATCAGGTCAGAGAACGTACGCCCGGTCGCTTTCGTCAGCGCGCGGATCGCGTCGGCGCTCAGCCGTAACGGTCGGTCGGGCTCGATTACGACGTCGTCGTCGAGCTGCTCGTGCTCAGTCATGTACGCGGCTCCCGTCGTTCGTATCGTTCGTCCAGATTCCCGAGCGGGCGAATACGGCGGCGAGCGCCGCGCTGTAATGCTCCGCGGCGGTACCGGCGAGGTCGCGCGCCGCCGGGAATAGGTACCGCCCGGTCGCGACGTATTCGCGTGAGCTGCCGTCAGGTCGCGAGCCGCCGAATTCGACCCAGCCGGCATACGGGCGCGTCTTACTGCCGAAACGTACGGCGCCGCCCGTGCGCGTGCCGCTCGTACGTACGCTGCCGGCGAGCGCGCCGGTACCGTGCGGCAGTCGCTCGCGCGTGAGCGCGGCGACGGGCTCGACGGCATTCTTCCCGGCCTCGCGTATCGCCTTATAGAGCGGGCTCGTGACGTCGTCGGTCAGATGTTTCAGGTCGCGTCGCAGCGCGGCCATACCGACGATACCGACGACGGCCGGCTGCGCCATCCTGCGCCGGCCTCAGGTAATGACGCGCGACGGCGGCGCCTTCAGGATCCAGTCGACGTCGACCTCGCTCGCGGCGCCGGCCGCGCCGCCGAACAGCGTGTACGCCTGCGGAATCATCGTTCCCTCGAACGACGGATTCGTCGCCGAAACCGCGCGGCCCTTGTAGGCACGTACGCGGAACGGGCAGGCGGTACCGGCCGCCGCGTACGCGGTCAGCGCCGCGGTAAGCGTCGCGTCGGTCGAGCCGACGCTGAAATCCTGCGCGAGCTTCGCCTTAAAGTGCCATTTGACAGGGCCGGGATAGTCGACGACGCCGCAGAATGTCGTTAGCTCGATCGGCTTGTTTTCCGGCTCGATACTGACCTCGATACCGAGGCAGCTCAGGTTCGCGCCGCCGATCTCGACGTAGGCGTCGGTCATCATTACCGGCGCGATCGAGGCGGGCGGCGTCGGGTCGGCAGCCGATACGGTCGGCGTCGGTTCGCCGCCGTTGCCGCCGGTATCTTCCATTACGTCAGTCATAGCGGGCGCCTTTCTACGCGCGAATTTCGAGTACGAGGTCGGCGCCGAGATAGTCGGCGCCGGCGACGGCGAGCTGCCGCCATCCTGAATTCGTCGCCGCTTTCGCGACGGCGACCGAGCCGGCGAGCTGCGGGTCGGCGTCGACGGCTTTCTTCGCGGCGACGACGAGGCCGTCGACGCGATCCCATTCGCCGAGCCCGGCGACGCAGAGGATCGGCAGTACGACGAGGTCGATACCGAACGCGAACGCGTCGTACGTCACGGTCTGCGGGTACCAGACGATCCAGGCGGGTGGATTAAACGTCGGCGGCGGCGCCTCGAACACGGATACCGACGGGTCGAGCGGCCCGAGCATCCCGACGAGCGCGGCGGCGACGGGCTGCCGTTCCCAGCTCATCCGAATACGAGCGGCGCGTGCTGCGCGTACAGATTGTCGATATCGGCGTCGTAACGGCCGATCCTGATTACTGTTTCGCCGAATCCGATAGTGCCGTCGACCGAATCGCGCCGCCGGTACAGCTTCGCCGCATGGAGTAGGCACGCCTGATACCCAGAGTCGGGCACGTCGAGCGCGTCGGCGTCGTAGCGGCCGTTGTAACGGCCGACGCCGTAATCGACGGCGGCGGCCAGGGCCGAACCTATAACGGCGTCCTGCGCAGCGTCAGGCTGTAGTCGCAGGAACGTACGTACTGCCGCCAGGTTCGGCCAGGCCGCCATCGCGCGTTACTTCCCTCGTGCCTTAGTGCCGCCGTTACCGGCGTCGTCGGCGTCGCCGTCGCCGTCGTCGAGCACGCTCGCTTCGAGCGCCGTCGGTAGGCCGGTGACGGCGCTCAGGTCGAGCGGAATGAGCGCCGTCGGCGCCATCGCCCCGTAAGCGAGGTAGCCGCCGTACGCGACCTGTACGCCGAGAATCGACGGCTCGATAACCGAGAGCAGGCCGATTACTTCCTCGTAGGCCTCGTAGTACGCCGAATTCCCGACGATGCACGTCTTCGCGGGGAATGTCGGAACGACGACGCGCGGCAGGCCGAGCACGTCGCCGCGGAAATCGGCGAGCGTCGAGCTGCCGGCGGCGTTGTCCTGATTTCCGCCTTGCGGCAGCACGAGGCGCGCCTGGTCGACCTGCGCGCCCATCCCGGCCCAGACGTCGAGACTGCACCAGATGACGTTCGGCATGCGGCCGCCCGCGCTGTACGAATGCATCGCGGCCGTGTAAAGCGCCTTCGTCCAGTCGGCCAGTACCGGCGCGGCGGGCAGCGCCGGCGGCGCCGTCCCGGCCGCCGCGGCCTTAAACGCGGCGGCGACCGTCGTTTCGGTTTCGACGGCGTACACGTCGGCGAGGTCGCGGACGAGAATGTCCCAGGCGGCCGGGCTGCTCCAGTCGATATCTTGCCGGCTGATATCGACGGTGCCGCCGTGCGTTTCCTTGACGAATTGAACATTGCTAACAGTCATGGCGCGTGTTGCGAGCGCGGTTTTCTCGGCCGACTGTTTCCCGGCGAGCGCGTGTACCGTGATCTTCGGCCGGCCGAACGCCGTACCGGGAATACCGCCCATCGCCTTCGCGCCGCCCAGGCTCGTAATGAGCGGCCGGTTCGCGTCGATCAGGTTCACGACGGCGCCGACGATGGTTGACGGCATGAGGCCCGGCGTGCTGCCGGTGGTCTGGTCGCCGACGGCGCGCGATTGCTGCACGCGGGCGGCGGCCTGCTCGTCGCGTACGCCCCGTTCGGTAATCCCGTGCGCGCGCAGGTAGTCGACGAGGAATTCGCCGGCCGTGCGGTACAGCGGCGGCCGTTCGGCGACGTCGAGGCGGCGGCCCGCCGGCGACGTCGGCGCGGGCAGCGTCGCGACCGTGTCGGCGTGCGACTGCCGCAGCGCCTCGAACGCGGCGAGCGGCTCGATTTGCGCGTCGATCGCGGCGATACGTTCGCGGCCCGCGACGAGCAGCGACCGTTCGGCGTCGACGAGGTCGCGTTCGTCGACCTGGTCGAGAATCGCGTCGAGTGTCGAGATTTGTTCGGCGCGCTGCGCGCGCAGGCTTTCGAGTACCGGGTTCATGGCAGGCCTTCCGTACGTCGAGCGTTTCGGTAGCGCCCAGGTGCGAGATCTCGACTGCCGTTTCGGTCGCCTCGAACGGCGGCGCGGGCTCGACGCCTCGCACGCCTGGCCGAGAGGCGGCCCGTACGACGGGTCGGCCGCGGTCTAGTGCTCGACCGAGCGTAAACGCTCGACGACGTCGCGCCAAGCATCGACCTCGCGCGGGCGCGGCCCACGGCCCGCCGCTCGTGCCGCGGCGTGCCGCTGCTCGACCGTGAACGCGGTACGTACGGCGGCGACCTCCGCGGCGTCGAATGCCGGCGTCGGCGTCAGCGATACCTCGACGAGCCGGCTTTCGAGGCGGGTCACACGGTCGATATGCGCGGGCCCCAGGTCAGGATTCCAGTCCTCGACGTACTCCCAGTCGGAAACGATGGGAGTGAAACCGATACTCAGGCCGCGCAGCTCGCCGTCGTCGGCGGCCTTCGCGGCCCGCTGCGCCTCCGCGCTATCGGCGAGCTTCCAGACGCCGTCGAGGCCGCCGTTCGCGTGTTCCCAGCCCGTCGCCGTCCCGATAGGAAACGTCCGATTCTCGTGGAACAGTAGGAGCGGCAGCGCCCGGCCCGAGCCGGCTTTCGTCGACCGCTCGAACGAGCCGGCGGCGTGCTGCTCTAGGAAGAATCCGACGTCTGCGAACACGTCGTACGGCACGGCCCGGCCTTCGAGGTAGTGGTACGTGCGGCCGGCGCCGACGGCCTGCGCGTCGCGCAGCACGAGGTCGACGACGAGCGCCCGCTGCTCGCTTGCTATGACGGTCACGGCAGACCTCCTACGGTCTGGTCGGTCGGTTCGCCCGGCTGCGCCGGCAGCGCCGGCGAGGTCGAGGCGGGCGCGGGCGCGAGTACGTCGGCCATCGCGCCGACGCCGCCCGGCGCGTTCGGCGGTACGCCCGTCGCGACGCGCGCCTCGCCTTGCGTCCAGATACCGGCCGCGTACAGGCCGGCCGCCGCGGTCGCCGACGTCGCGAGATCTTCGCGTAGGAGCTGCGACCGTCGGAAACGTGCGAACGTACCGCGCGGCAGTAGCGCCGCACTCCAGACGTCCTCGAAATCGGCGAGCACGGGTTCGAGGCTCGTACGCAAAATTTGCTGATACTGCGGGCCGGCCGTGCGGTACGTCATCCCGGCGACGGGCGCGCCTACCCAGTAGCCGTCAAGGTTAAAGATGTTCGCGACGTCGAGCAGGCTCATACGGCGCGCCTCGACGAGCTGCGTATCGGTCGGCGACCATGCGAGCGGAATTACCTGCGTACCGCTAGGCAGAATGACGGGCTCCCGCTGCGGCCCGCTGAATTTTGCGAGCCAGCCGGCTTTCGCCTCGTCGGCGACCTCTTGCGTTATCTGCGACTGCGGCGCGACGACGGCGACCGACGGTACGGCGCCGCCGGCGAGCGCGCCCCGCTCGTATTCTTCCTCCATCGCGACACGGTCGAGCGTGCTCAGGTATTCCTCGACGACGCCGACGCCGCGTACCGGGTACGACCGATCGGCGCCGCGCCGTACGTGTATCACGTCCTCGAACGGTAGGTACTGGCCGCGGTACGCGTAGTCGACCGTATTGTCGACGTTCCAGACAATCGCCGTGTACGCCGCTTCGAGCCATCGCACGGCGAGCGGCCAGCCGTCGGCGCCGCGTTTCGTCACGAGCGCGACGGCGTTACCGGCCAGCAGGTAATCCTCGACGTTTACGGCGACGAACCACGAGCCGCCGCGGTCAGGGTCAGGTGCCGCCAAGATACGCGGCTGCGGCTCGACACGGTCGTAGCCGCGCACGGCGTCGATCGGCATTTGCTTCACGAGGCCGGCGTATAGCTGCACGGCCCGCCCGACGGCCGGTATACGCCGCGCGGTGCGTATGTCGTACACGTACGGGCCGGGCATGCCGAACGTACTGGCCGCGCCGGGCGGCAGTATCAGCCCGCCGCCGCGCGCGCCGATAGTCGCAGGCCGGCCGACCTGTACCGGCGGCGCCGTAAGCGTCATCGCGCCCGAGCCTACGGCCGGCCCGTCACCAGACGCGGAATACGCCCAGGTCAGACGCCGCATGGTCGTACGCCCAGAGCGCGACGGTCGCCGCCGTCAGGGTCGCTATCGACGTGCTCGACTGCCGCCGGCCCCAGGCCCAGGCGTCGCCGAGCGTACGGCGCGCCGCCGCCGCCGCCGCCGCGTCGAGGTCGCCGTGCGGTCGTATCTGCACGGCCGGCGGCTCCGCGACGAGCGCGTCGTACAGGCCGGCGCAGGCCGCCGCGTACTCGCGCGCCTTCATACCGACCAGCTCGACGCCGCGCCGTTCGAGCACGTCGGCGACGTCGAGCGCCGGCCCGGCCGCGTCGTAGAACACGGCACGCGGGCGCCATCGCTCGACCAGCTCGACGACACGGTCGGCGACCCAGCCGACGCCGGGCTCGCTCGCGGCGACCTCGATACAGGCGCCGCCGCCCGCGAGCTCCAGACCGCCAATTTCGAATTTTGGGGTTCCTCGAGCGGCGCCGCCGGCGCCCGGCCGCCATGCGGCGACGACGGCCGCGTCGCTGCGGTCGACGGCGACGTCGAAACCGAGCGCGAGGTTGCCGGGCTCAGGTTCGGCGAGATCCGGCGCCGCCGCCGCCCGCCACGCGGCGAGCGGAATCACCCGCGCGACCTGCGACGTCCACCGATTCCCGTACGCCCGGCCGAATTCGTCAGGGCCGAGCAGCTCCAGCGCCGCCCGCATCGCCGGCGCGCCGACCGTACGGTCGTACGCCGGGTGATAGGCCGCCCAGCTCGCCTCGTCCGTAGGGTCGAGGTCGCCGCACGACCACTCGAAATAGGCGACGCCGTCAGTACGGCCGGCGAGCACGGCCGCCCGGCCCGCCTCGACCGAACCAAGCCACCAGGTCGAGCCGGCGTCGCCGGCCGTCGACACTTTCCAGACCTGCGCATTCGGGCGCGTCGCCTGCGTCGGAACGATGGCCTGGTCGAGCTGCACGCCGCGCACGTAATCGAACGACCAGGCCTCGTCGACGACGACGAGGTCGGATACCTTGCCGTGCAGCCCGGCCGGGTTCGGCGGAAACGGCCGCACGAGGCCGCCGGAACGGACCCATCGCACGTTCTCAGAGCCGGCCATACGGCGCAGCCGTACGAGGTCGCCGAACGGTGCGAGCAGCGGCCAGTGTTCGTTCGTCAGCCAGTCGACCGCATCTTTCTGCGTCTGCATCGTGTACCAACAGCGCGCCGCCCTCGTCACAATCGCCCGATGGTCGAGCACGGCGCCGAACAGCGTCGTCTTACCCGACTGCCTGGGCACGGTCACGAGCACGAGCTGATACGCGAAACGGCCGGCGTCGTCGATTTCGAGCGCGACGTCGGCGACGTATTGCTGCCACGGCATAAGCGGCCGGCCCATCGCCCGGCCGAGCGCGCCGACCGCAGGCCCGTACGACGCCCGGCTAAGTGTTCTCGCCGTCGCGAGCGCCGGGCGAGGCGCGGGCAAGGTCGGCGAGGAAAGCGTCGAAAGGGTCGCCGGCTCGCTCATCGTTCCTCGTCATTCCAGCCGCCGCCCGCAGGCTCAGGTATACGGCGTTCGCACGGCTCACGGCGTCGACGTCGCCGCGCCGCTCGCCGACGTCGACCGCGCGGGCCTGCGACCGCAGCGCCGACCGTTCGGCCGGCCCGATATTCGGGCTTTCTCGTAGCTGCCGTTCTAGGCCGGCCTCGACACGGCCGACGCGGGTACGTATCCGAGCCATCCCGGCCATTGTCGCCCCGATCCCGGCCGGCCCGGCTCGTTCGAGAGAAAATTTCCACAATGGACGGGTTGCGCGTAGGCCTCGCCACCAAAAATTCGCAGCGCGCGGGCGGCGACCTCGTGAGGAAAACAGGCGCCCGGTCGCGTACGGGCGGGCGCGCGTTCGTTAGCCTCGTGCCGCTGCGTTCGTTCCTCCAGCGCGCGCGGTATGGGGAGTCC